AGAAAGCCATCTGGTCTACAGTCGTGAAGGTGGTCACCGTTGCGGTGCTGACCTTTATTGCTGGGGCGGTTGGCTTCTACATCAAGAACAACGTGGGACAGTGAAAATGAACCGTGCTAATATGGCCAAGCAGATAACGGAGGTTCCGATGGCTGGATGCAAACCCAAGGGTATGAAGATGGGCGGCAAGGTTATGGCCGGCTACAAGAAGGGCGGCAAGGTCAAGATGGCCAAGGGCGGGCAGGTGATGTGCAGCCCCCGCAAGCAGATGGCCATGGGAAAGATGAAGTAATGGCCAAGCGCCCCGGTCTTTACGCCAACATCCACGCCAAGCGGAAGCGGATCGCGGAAGGTTCTGGCGAGAAAATGAGGAAGCCCGGCACCAAAGGGGCGCCGACTGCAAAGGCGTTCCGTGAGTCGGCCAAGACGGCGAAGAAAAAATGACCACGTCAGGCACCCGGACCTTCAACCTCGATGTCGCTGAAGTCATCGAGGAAGCCTATGAGCGCTGCGGCCTTGAGGTTCGCACGGGCTACGACGCGCGCACAGCTCGTCGGTCCCTCAACCTGATGTTCGCTGACTGGGCGAACCGGGGCCTGAATCTCTGGACGGTAGCTCAGGGGACGACCACTCTTACGCAAGGCACATCGACCTACACGCTAGGCGCGGATGTGGTCGACATCCTCGAGATGGTGCTGCGCCGGGATGGTACGGACTACGAGGTCGAGCGGATCAGCCGCGGGGAGTACCTGACGTTCCCGAACAAGACCGATCAAGGCCGGCCGTCGCAGTTCTTCTTGAACCGTCAGATCCAACCTGTGATCACCCTCTGGCAGACGCCGGAAAACTCTACGGACCAGCTGATCTACTACTACGTCCAGCGGATCGAGGACGCCGATGCGTTGGTCAACACGACTGATCTTCCGTTCCGCTTCCTGCCTTGCATGGTCGCGGGGCTGGCCTACTATTTGGCCATGAAACGGGCGCCGGAACGGTTGCAGATCCTGAAAGCTGTGTACGAAGAAGAGTTCCAACGTGCGGCGGAGGAAGATGAGGACCGTGTATCCTTGAAGCTACAGCCGAGCTCCCGCTACATGAGGACCTAATGGCTTTCGCGTCGGACAAAAACGCCTACGGCATTTCGGACCGCTCCGGGTTCCGCTACCGTCTTCGCGACATGAAGAAGGAGTGGACAGGTGCGCTTGTCGGCCCGGACGAGTACGAACCGAAGCATCCCCAGCTCTACCCGCCAAAGGTCGGCCCAGACCCACAGGCGCTACGCAACCCGCGCCCCGACCAGCCCGAGGCTCTGCAGATCTACGTCGGAGTGCCGACAATAGAGGATCCTAGCCTTGTGCGGCCTCGCATGGTAGGTAGTGTAGGGCAGGTTACGGTGGTGACGACATGAGCTTTACATACGGGCAACTGAAACAGGCGATTCAAGACTACACCGAAAACACGGAATCGACTTTCGTGGCAAACTTACCGCTGTTCATCCGCATGGCGGAGGAGCGTATTCTCAAGCAGGTGCAGCTGTCGCTGTTTCGCAAGAACGCGACAGCGAATGCTTCGGCCAACAACAAGTACTTGGCTGCTCCGTCCGACTTCCTCGCTCCGTTCTCCCTGAGTTACACGAACGCCGACGGCGAGAAGGTGTTCATGGATTTTAAGGATGTGACTTTCCTGCAGGAGTACACACCGGATCCCGACGTGACCGGCGATCCGAAGTATTACGCACAGTTCGATGTGGGTTACTTTATTCTAGCGCCCACGCCGGCGTCGAGTTTCCCGGTTGAGCTGCACTACATGTACCGCCCGCAGAGCATCACAGAGCTGGCAGAAGATCAGACTTCGTGGCTCAGTACCAACGCGGAATTGACGCTGCTTTATGGTTGCCTCATGGAAGCCTACACCTTTATGAAGGGTGAGCAAGACATGATGCAGTATTACACCGCTCGCTTTCAAGAGAGCCTGATCGGCCTTAAGCAGCTGGGCGAGGCCAAGGAAACAACGGATGAATACCGCACGGGTCTGGTCATGAGGGCAAAACAATGATTACTGCAGCAATGGAATTAAGTTCCGATTTCAAGGTCGGGGTTCGCACGACTGATCGCCGCGGCTTTACGGCCGAAGAGCTGGCTCAGCAGTGCGCGGACAAGATTGTGGCTGTTTCGGACACAGCCCCGCCGGCTATTCGAGATCAGGCTTTGGCGTATCGCGCTCGGATCGAGAAGCTGATAGAATTGTACCTGAAACAAGCGGTTCAAAGTGACCGCACAACCGTGTACAATACGTTAATGGATGCGGGTGAACCGAAGCTCGCAGAACTGGTCAGGAGACTCTGAAATGGCTTTCACGGGCAACTTTATGTGTACCTCGTTCAAGCAGGAGCTCCTGCAAGGCGTACACAACTTTACCGCCAGCACGGGCGATGCGTTCAAGCTGGCGCTGTACACGAACTCGGCTTCGTTTACGGCTGCGACGACGGCCTACACTTCGAGCAACGAGGTCGGCAACTCTGGCACCTACTCGGCTGGCGGCGGCACGTTGACCAATGTGACCCCGACGACGAGCGGCACGACGGCGTTCACCGATTTCTCGGACATCACGTTTACGTCGGCAACGATCACGGCTCGCGGCGCGCTGATCTACAACGACACGGCGGCGGGTGACCCGGCAGTGGTTGTTCTTGACTTTGGTTCGGATAAGAGCTCGTCGTCAGGCGACTTCCAGATCGTCTTCCCGACTGCGGATGCGTCGAACGCGATCATCCGCATTGCCTGACGTCTGAGATAGGAGCCCCGAGATGGTGACGCTCGTCAACCGCGCCCGCATGACCACGGCCACTACCGGCACGGGGACGATCACCCTTGGGTCGGCTGAAGCAGGCTACCAATCCTTCGCGGACGCCGGGGTTCTGGATGGTGAGGTTGTCCGGTACACGATTGAAGAGGGCTCTTCTTGGGAGATTGGCACCGGCACCTACACTGCCAGCGGGACCACACTTACTCGTAGTGCCACGGAGAGTTCAAACTCCGGTTCCCCGCTTAATCTCGCAGGCTCGGCCTCGGTGTTCATTACAGCTACTGCGGCACACTTCCTCGAGGTTAATGATTCAGGGGATTTTTCTGCTCCTGAAGAGTTCCAAGCGAAGTCCTACAATGAAACGTTTGTTTCTGTCGCTTCTTCTTCTGGGGCTTTAACCATAGACTGTGAAGCAGGGAATGTTTTCTCTCTAAGCCTGTCGGAGGATGTGACCAGCACGACATTCTCCAATCCGCCAGCTTCGGGAACCGCCTACGGCTTCACGCTCAAGGTAACGCAGGACAGCACGGCTCGCACGATCACTTGGCCTGCCTCGGTTGATTGGGCCGCTGCCACTGCACCGACACTCTCGACTGGTTCCGGCGATGTCGATGTGTTCGTGTTCTTCACGCATGACGGCGGCACGATTTGGTATGGCTTCACTGCGGGGCAAGACCTGTCATGAGCATTGCGAGGCTGATGCAACAAGCGGCGGCTGGTGGTGTGCCGACTGGCGGCTGGGATTTGGCTAATGCGGCGTATAATGGGTCGCCGATAAATTGGTTTTATGTTGCCGCGCAAGATACATCCCCGGCAGACGTCTTCTTCAAACCCGACGGCACGAAGATGTATATCGTTGGCCGAACCGGCCAAGATGTGAATGAATACAGCCTATCGTCTGCATGGGACGTTAGCACGGCCTCTTATGTGCAGAACTTTAGCATAGGGGCGCAAGAGACAGCCCCGAATGGCGTCTTCTTCAAATCCGACGGCACGAAGATGTATATCACCGGCCAAAGCGGCGACGATGTGAATGAATACAGCCTATCGTCTGCATGGGACATCAGCACAGCCTCTTATGTGCAGAACTTTAGCATAGGGGCGCAAGAGTCAGTCCCGCAAGGCGTCTTCTTCAAATCCGACGGCACGAAGATGTATATCGTCGGCAGCTCTGGAGACGATGTGAATGAATATAGCCTATCGTCTGCATGGGACGTTAGCACGGCCTCTTATGTGCAGAACTTTAGCGTGGCGACGGAAGAGACAACCCCGACAGGCGTCTTCTTCAAAGACGATGGCACGAAGATGTATATCGTCGGCAGCTCTGGAGTCGATGTGAATGAATACAGCCTATCGTCTGCATGGGACGTTAGCACGGCCTCTTATGTGCAGAACTTTAGCGTGGCGGCGCAAGAGACAGGCCCGGGTGGCGTCTTCTTCAAATCCGATGGCACGAAGATGTATATCGTCGGCGGCTCTAAATCGGACGCTGTTTTCGAATACAGCCTATCGTCTGCATGGGACATCAGCACGGCGTCGTTCACATATCCGGCCACTGACTATTTCAGCGTGGAGACGGAAGAGACAGCCCCGAATGACTTATTCTTCAAAGACGATGGCACGAAGATGTATATCGTTGGCCAAACCGGCGACGCTGTGTATGAATACAGCCTATCGTCTGCATGGGACGTTAGCACGGCCTCTTATGTAG